TGGTACTGCGTAAGGGTGCCCAGTTCGGCTACTCGGTTATCGGGGCAGAGCGCAGAGCAGGGCGCATCATTGGTGGCGTCGAGCGCATCCCGACCAAGTACGCTCACTTTGTTGAGTACGGCACCGCAGCGCACCCAACCGGCAAGAACGACCTGACGAATGAAATCTTATTAAAGCGTAAGGGTGCAAAGGCAAAAGCTCAAGGTGCGATTCACCCAGGCTCAGCACCGTTTCCTTTTCTTCGCAGGGCATGGGACAACAACAAGACTAAGGCGATCGATGTGATGGGTAAGATCCTAAACGACACCATCAACGAGGGCGCATCATGAGTGCTAGCAAAGCCCTTCGCGCCCGACTAATCGACGATGCTACGATGTCTGGTTACGTGGGCACCCGCATTTATCCCGGTCGTGCGCCACAAAAGCCCGTTCTTCCTTACATTGTTTACCATCGCATCAGCACCATAAGGTCGGCCACGCTCGACAGCGGCAACACCAAGGTGCCTGAAGTGCGAATGCAGTGCGATGTAATCGCAACAACACAATCGGAAGTTGAAACCATCATGAATCAAATGCGAGTCGTGATGGACAACTTTCGCGGCACCTCTTCGGGGGTGGTCGTTCTCGGCGTTAGTGTGAGTGACGAACAGGATCAGCCCGAGTTTTTTGAAGGCTCGGACACCGTGTTTTATCATTCGTCTTTGGATTTTTCCATCATCTATAGGGAGTCTTAATCATGGCAGCAGTCACAACACAAGGGTCGTCCATCACCATCGGTGGCACCACGCTCGGCGGATTGACCGACATCACACCACCGAGCGCAACCCGTGGAACAGTTGATATCACCAACCTTGGCAGTGAGGACAATGCGAAAGAGTACGCAGCGGGCATGGTCGATGGTGGCGAAATGAGTGCCACGGTAATCGTGGGCGTTGGCGCTGGCATTGGTGCAGTCGCTGCAATGCTCGACCTCCCTAGCGCAGACGCAGAGCAAGCTTGCTCCATCTCCCTCGGAGATGCAGGCATTGGCGGCTCGGTGAGCTTCCAAGGTATCGTGACCAAATGTCAAGTCGATGGCATCGCAACGGGCGATAACACGGTGAAAGCTACCGTGGGCGTTAAACCAGTAGGCAAAATCACCTTCGACTTTTGATTAAGGAGTTTCACATTTTAGACAAGCAAAAGTTATTAAGTGCAGGCAGCGTGTACAAGCTCGGGGAGATCGAGATCCCCGAGCTCGGTGGCAAAGTATTTCTCCGAGTGATCAGCTCCCGTGAGCGTGATCAACTTGAAAGTGAAATCAGTGCGGGCTCGAAGTCGGGCAACTTGAGCAACATCCGAGCGAAGCTCGTGGTGAGATCCATCGCTGATGAAGCGGGCAAGCGCATCTTTACCGATGCCGAGGTCGAAGCTGTGGGCGAGATGCCTGCGCCTCTTGTTGGCATCCTCTTCGACGCGTGCGCCAAACATAATGGCATGAGTGGCGGTGCAGTCGAGGAAGCAAGAAAAAACTAATTGAGCGTCCGGGGAGGCGGTTTCTATTCCGTCTTGCTGGGCACTTAAAGAAAACCGTCTCGGAGCTCCTAGATGGCATGGATGCCCAGGAGTTGACTGAGTGGATGGCTTTCTCAACGATCGAGCCACTGGACGCAGACCGTGCCGACATTCATGCAGCGCAGGTGTGCTCAACGACAGCGAATGTGTGGCGAGGCAGCGAGACAAAGGTGCTCGAGGTGAAAGACTTCATCCCGGACTGGTACGGGGAAAACAAGAAGCCTGACAACTTCGCAGGGCTCAAAGCGTGGGCGACAGCGATGGGCACTAAGAAAACCTAGGAGTCGATGATGGCAAAAACTATCGGATCATTAAATGTTTCGATGGGCCTGTCGATCACCGACTTCATCACCAACCTCGACAAAGTTAAAGAGGACATGGGAAGCCTCGAGGCAGTCACTGCCGAGGCCTCGAAACACTTTGATGATGATGTCGCCGGGGTCATGGGGGATGCACTTCATAAGTTCGCCAAGACCTCGAAGTTGGGAGCAGACGATGCGCTTGCCTTTGCGGTCTCGCTCAAGAAGCTCGGCCTCGATGCGGACACCATCACTTCAACCTTAGACAAGTTTGGCAAAGGCATCGGCAAGTTTGCGAAAAACGCAGGCGAAGCGAGCAAGGCTTTCGCTGGCATACTCGGAAAGATCGGCGAGTCGGACAAGGTTCTCCTTAAAGACATTCAGGCGCTGGAAAGCATGGGCGTGAAAGCGTTCGATGCGATGGCCAAGGAACTTTCCAAGGTTGAAGGTAAAGCAGTAACAACCGCAGAAGTCATGAAGCGGATCGCCTCGGGTGCGATCTCAGGCAAGGATGCGCTGAAGCTTCTTACCCAGGGCGGGCAAGCTCCAGTGGGTGGTGGCGATGCCGCAAAAGAATCGCAAGCCAAGTCAAAGCTCGCATCGTTCCTCACCCATGTCGAAACCAAAATCAAGTCCGCTGCCTCTTCTATTTTCAAAAGCGTCACTAACCTCATCATGAACCCGGTCACCGCGATCGGGGGCGCTCTCGCCTCTTATGGCGTGTACAAAATCTACGACCGAGCGGTGATGGCTTTTGCAAACACCGAAGAGATACTGACCCGAATTAAGGGGCTCGCAGGCGAAGCCAATGCAGAGCGTCTTGGTGGCGTGATGGGCGAGATCGCCAACCAGGGGCGCATCGCACAAGATGCGGTCGGCAAGCTCGCCACGGGCTTCCTCGGCCTCGGGGTCTCGGGCGCAGACGCAGCACGCATGATTGAAAGCTTTGGGCGAACCTCCCTCATCGCTGGCTCGGGTGCTACGGATGTGTTTAATAAACTAGGGGAAGTCGCCCAGAACATGACCCGCACCGGGCAAGTTTCCAAAGATGATTTCGCAACACTCTTTTCAATGGGCTTACCGGTTTACGATGCACTGGCACAAAGGTTGTCAATAGTGAAGGGCAGAGCGATCAGCGCACAAGAAGCGATGGGGATGCTGGCTAACAATGAAGTCGGGACTGCGACAGCGCTCAACGCGTTGAACAATATGCAAAGCAACCCCGAGGTGATCAAGCAGGCAGAGGCGCAAGCCGGAACACTTAAGGGTATTTACGCTCGGCTCGCTGGCGAGGTGGAGGGTTTCTTCACCGAGTTCGGCGCAGTCATTGTGGAAGCTTTGGATTTAAAAGGGTTCTCGCAAGGCCTGATCGGCTTCATGCAAAACTTACGCAGTAACTTTGATTCGTTGATTCCAGCAATAAAAAATATAGGCATGGTTCTCTCGGTGGTGCGGGATGTGTTATTTCAAGCGTTCTCGGGACTGGTGAACTTCTTCACCACAATGGGCGGCGCGGATGTAGCGGTCGGAAATATCGACAGCATTAGGGCGGTGGTTGTTTCCTTCGCTCAAGCGGTGATGGTCTCCATGCAGTCGGTAATGAGCGGGGCGATCACCGTAATCAATGAAATCATTAACGCAGTAGGCGGGCTCAAGAAGTTCGCAGCAATCGTGGCAGGTATAGCCGCTGGCGCAGGCGGTGGCCTTCTTGCTGGCTCAACAGCGGGTGGCTTAGGCGCTGTCCCCGGATTGATCATCGGTGGCATAACTGGCGGGCTCTACGCTAATAGCAAGGTTGATGGTGGCGGCCCAGGCATCGATGCAGAAGCAATCAAGAAAAAAATGAATGACGCATTCAAATCGATTTTAGAATCGATCGGCAACACAGGCATGAACACAGCCGAGGGCATCGTCGCAAAGTTTATGAAGAGCTTTAACGATGCTTTCGCTGGCGCATCCTCGGAAGGTTTCGATACTGCAACGGCACTGGATAAGATTGAAAGCAACTTCCACACCTTCACGGATGGCCTCCATCTAGGGATGCTGGGCGAGACTATAGGGTATGGCGCTTTCTTAAAGCAGCTTTCAGGTGGCACAGCTTCCGCAATTGCATTGTTCCAAAGGCAGTTAGCATTTGGAAACATCTCCGTTGAAGAGATGGGTGCTTCTCTTGAAAAGGTCAAAGATGAAGCCTTTGCTGCTCTTGATATGCAGCTTGAGCGAGGCACAATCACGAACGAAGAGTACGCCAACTCAATCAGTGGGATTCAATCGCAGTTTGACGCCCTCGATGTCTCAGGCCTTAACGCCTTTATGGGCGGTGATCAGATGCCCGCCTGGATCAGGGAGCTTTCCAACATTGAAAGCCCACTCGAAACCTATCGCAGAAAAATGGAAGAATTGCAAATGACCCTTGCGGATCGGCCTGATCTTTTCGCAGCGGGTGCAGCGCAACTTGCTGACGAACTAGAACGCAGCGTGGGAGCGATGGAAGAATTGAAAAACCCTGCCGCACTCATGCAGGGCTCGGCAGCGGCTTTCTCGCAAGTGCTCAAGATACAGAACGCAAACGGCGGGGAAAGTGCCTCAGATAGATTACTAAGGCTACAACAGCGTGCAGAAGAAAAAGACACCGCAAGAAATAACTACTTGGCAGCGATCGCAGCAGCAACGGCGAACAACAACCAGATGAACATCGTTCAAGTTTAAAGGAGCCCTCATGGCAGTCGTGAACACCTACGAAACTTTTGAAGGCCGAACCGGCAGTGATGACAGCAAGCGCCAGGTCTCGCTGGTGCGTTCGTTCATTGTGCAGACGAACGATGTGGCCGACGATGTGCCCAACCTCTTCGGTGAGAACCTGCCCGCCATGTTCTCAGCGCACCCAAAATATGATAAAGCCTTCTGTGTCGGCAGGACTGCCTCGCAGATGGAAGACCCGCACTTCTGGAAAATCACTTGCAGTTACAACTCCAACATCGACACCGTGGCACCGAGCTCCACGCCGAGCGCAGCGCAGACGCCCGAGGTAGCGAGCCAGAACAAGGGAGCATCACCCGAAGAGAAGGCCAGCGAGGCGAACGAGAACCCGCTGACGAGGCCCACGGACATCGACTTTAGTACGGGCGACAAGGAATGGGTTCTCGACAAAGATTTTAGCACCCCACGCAAGCCGATGGTGAATGGGAACGGCGAGCGCTTCGACCCTCCGGTGATGTCTCACAAGCCGTTACTCACTATGAAGCTAGAATTTAACAGTGCCACCTTCGTCGCTCTCACATGGATGGCACGGGTCAAGTGCGTCAATGCGGATGCGTTCTCGGGTTTCCCTGCCCGCAGTATGCTCCTCGATAAAGTCACCGCAAAGAGGGTCTATGAGAACGGCGTCAAGTACTGGAGGATCTCGCTTGAATACCTACTAGATAAAGAAAGCTGGGATGCGTTAGTCCTGAATCATAGCTACACCGAATGGAACGGCACCCAACTGATCACGGCTCGAGATGTTGCGGGTAATGTTCTCCCGAATGGGGTAGTCATCATAGGTGACACTGGCATTCCTCTCGATCATGGGGTCTTCCCTACTGAGGCGAACGAAGGCTTCCTTCGCTTCCGTATTTACGACGACATTGATTACTCCTATCTCACCCCCATCTACAGGAAAATACTTTAATGTCCAGCGCCTACGGCTTTACAGAAGATAGTGCCAGACGCATCGCCCGCGTCGTGAAAGCGGTCGAGGGCGACACGACCACGCCGACACGGATCGGGCCCATGCTCGGCGGTTCCACGATGTCGGTGGTGAAGGTGACGGCGCTAGGTTCGCCCCTCAACACCGGGCAGCGGGTGGACTACCACGCCAGCGCCAACACCATGAACGACATAAATGAGGTTAAGATCAAAGAGTTAAACGGTGCCGCGCTCGCAGTTGGTAGTCACTACATGGGGCAGTTCTCGGGCTACACCTCGGCAGGCTTGCCCGTGTTTGTGGTGAAGACGGCTTCGGGCGGTTCCGCAACCATTGAAGTCGTTACGGATGTTATCTGCACACCGACAGGCATTGAAGTTTCAACCGTTACTTTGTCAGGTGCTGATTACGATAACGCAGTCATAAGGCAATTCTTAGCTTTGTCCGATGTTACGCCATCGAGCTACTTAGGAAACCAAGGCCGAGTGGTTAAGGTCAATGATGCTGCTACTGCGCTAGAGTTTGGCGCAATAGGCGAAGGGCCAAGCTATACCACTTTTATCGCTCTTAGTGATTCGCCTGCAACCTATGGAAGCTCTAGCACCTACTACTCTTTAACCGTCAACAGCGCAAATTCTGCCGTAGTTTTTTCGGCGAATAATGTGACAACGACCAACTCGCTCACCGGAGGTGGTAATCCAAATTCACCAGCATGGACGGCGCTTAAGCTGGTGAACGACACGGCAAGCCCAGGCAATGACAGATTTTACGCAACCACTAACGCAGGCGCCAAGGGTTGGCGAACACTCACGCTCAAAGGCGCAACCGATTTCCCTGCGAGCTACACTAGCGCAGGTGGAAAGTTTCTTAAGGTCAACTCTGGAGCAACTGCGGTCGAGTTTGCAACCGTGGACATTCAAGCAATGCTCGACGCCATCGAAGACTTAACCGCCAGAGTTGTGGCACTGGAAGCGCTGTAATGCAACTAACACCGTTACAAGCTGCCGTTTGGCAAGGAGATGTAGAAGGAGTAAATTCGACCACCGGCGAGTTAAGCGGCAACAGCATTTTCAGATTTAATGGCCCATACTCTCCAGGTTTCAGCGTAAAACTAAGCAGTCCATCAGATTTATCAGCATTAGAAATAAATCCGGTGCTTGTTGATTACATAAATTACTCTTCAAGCACAGTATTTAATTTTGAAGATATTTATCATTTTAATGCTTGCAAGGTGGCAACCACTACAAATATTACTTTGTCTGGTTCACAAACTATTGACGGCGTGGAAGTTGGAGCAGGTGAAAGAGTATTGGTTAAAGACCAATCGGCACAATCACAGAACGGTGTTTATTTAGCATCAGCAGGATTATGGGCAAGAGATGGCACTTTAACAAATGGAAGTTTTATTAAAGCAGCGGAAGGCACCTACGGCGCCAATAAAATAGCAAAAACAGTTTTGGGCGTTGGGTTTGTTTTAGACTCAAGCCCTGTAGTTTTTATCGTTTTTGAAAACAATGTTAAAGTTATTCAAAGAGATACCGTCTATTATTTACGATTCAAGAATTTTGGTGCAACTTACAGAACTTACAATACTGTTGCTATTTGGGGTATGTTTCAAGCAGCAACTACCGCAAATATTTCATTAAGCGGTTCACAAACCATAGACGGAGTGACAGTTGTCAACGGCAATTATGTACTGGTTAAAAACCAAACGGTCTTATCTCAAAACGGCCCCTATGTAGTTCGGCCAGGCACTACACCGTGGGAGAAATTAACAACTTATGAAAGTGAGAACTTGTTCTACTACACGCTTGCAGGAACGGCAAACGGCGGCAAGCATTTTGTGCAAACTACTGGTGGTTTAAACGAATTTATACACGCCTCCGCTGTTCTTTATGAAACAGTGGCCAATGCAACGGACGAAGTTAATCCAATAATTCCACTTCTTCCAGCGGCTGGCATCGGATTACGCCTCTACTGGTTCTACAAAAACTACAATATTCCTGAGTGCATTGAACTAGGAGCAACGGAAATAGAGGACATTATTTGTTGTCCGCCTTCCGTCAGAACTTTGCCACCAAGCACCGCAACCATAACGCAAGGCGATGGATCTATCACCATAGCGACAATTGCACAAGGCTTTCCTCATGTTAATCTTGTTAGGTTCCGCCACTATGGTTATGTAAATATGTTTGTACAACCAAACATCTCATATAGGCACGAGGTATTGGTTGAAAACACCTTATCGGACTTCACAGGTCTAGGTTTTATAAGTTACGCACCACCTATTGCCGGTGGTCGAAATATCTCGCCAACATTTGATTTGAAAGCCGCACCTTTAACTTTTACCTGTGTAAGTATATACGCAGTAGGACACGCATCTTACTGGCCGCCTGTTACCGTTGTCTTCAGTGGCACTATGAATATTCCTGATGTCAGGCTAACAATGACAGACTCGAAGTTTGTCAAGGAAGGCACGGACATTTCGATAGGTGATATTGATGTAACGCTAACCTATGACGCAGCGTCAGGCTATTGGTTTGGGCCTTTGGAAAATTTCTATAATATCCCAGGTAGATTGCACATGAAGTTGGAGCTAGTTAAGCCAGGGGAAACATTTTCCAAAGATTTTGCCCCAGATGCGCCGATGATTTTTAATGCGACAGGTTTCAACGGAGGTTCTCCAAACAAACCATTTTATATTCCTATAACAATTGACCTAGCATACGAATCTTATGAAACTCCGATGTTGTTAGGAGATACTGGCGGAGCCACGGCAGGTATGGAAGGCCAATTGTATTACACAACTTCTAGTTTTGCCATAAAGTACAGCACTTACAACAGCGCTAAAAAGCCTAAAAACTACTTCTATCAATACGCATTTTTTCCGTATGCGCCAGGCAGTTTTTCCGGCACTAAGTACCAAGTTAGTGACTTCTTCAACTCAAACAATTACTGGCTAAGTTCGGTAAATGCTACTATGGAATTTATTACACCACCGCCCTAACTAGTGCGAGCGATTTGCATCGCCACCCGAGCCAAGTTAACCTCGGTAATATTCTTTTTTTCGGAGGTCATTATGCCAGCAGGCTTATATAACTTCGCAGCAGAACAGGGCGCAACCCTATCCCGTACCATATTGTATACCGACGCTGACGAGGTCGAGACCGATCTGACAGGCTACACCGCAGCAATGCAAGTAAGGCCAACCGCAGCAAGCGCAACCGTCACGCTGGAGCTCACCACCGAAAACACCCGAATCACGCTTGGCGGTGCCGCTGGCACTGTGGATATACTCGTTGACGCTGCAACGATGGAGGCGATTACGCCTGGTAAATACTTCTACGATCTCGAGCTTTATAACGGCTCAACGGTGATCAGACTCATCGAAGGCACTTTCACCGTGAAAGCGGAGGTTACCAGATAATGCCTGATATCGTAGTGGTCACAGAATCTGGCATCGTCACAGTCGCACAAGGCGAAACGCTGGTGACCGTCTACGATGGCCGAGGGTTTAAGGGTGATCCAGGCGACTCCTTTGATCAGACCTTGAACACAACGGACGCAGTGGAGTTTGCTGGCCTTATTAATAACGGACTGACCTTTCCGACGGCAGACGGCACCGCAGGGCAAGTAATCGAAACAGACGGCGCGGGAGTTCTTACTTTTGTTACGCCTAGCGGTGGTGACTTTCTACCACTTGCTGGCGGCACGATGACCGGCAACATTGTTTTCGATGGAACCAGTGGGCAATTTATCGGCAAGGGAACCTTTGACGCCGCACGAAGCGGCAACTATGGTATCTCGATTGTTTGCTCGGTAGGGTATGAATTCAACTGGCAGGCTGGCTGGCTAATCACCACGGAACAAAGCTCAGCGACGCCACGACCTCTTTATCTAGACTCATTAGCTGGAACCACACTTCGAGCATGGGACTCTTCGACGTCGACAGGAACGGAAGTTACACATCTAGGAATCACTTTCGCAGATACCACGGTACAAACCACCGCATACACCGGAGGCGCAGGCGTTTCGTCTTTGACCGCAGGCACTGGCATTTCTCTTGATGTGACCACTGGCGATATTACCGTAACGAACTCGGAGCCTGACCAGACCGTAGTTCTTACCGATGGCACCGGCATTACCGTTACTGGAACTTATCCGAGCTTTACTATCGATTCTGATATCACGCAATACACAGACGCAGACGCAAGACTTGCGATCTCGGCAGGCACTGGAATTACTTACGACAACACCACCGGAATCGTTACTAATGATGATCCAGATCAGACGGTAGTTTTGACCGATGGCACCGGCATTACAGTTACCGGCACTTACCCTTCATTCACCGTTACCAACTCAGCACCAGACCAAACGGTAGTTTTGACGAACGGCACCGATATTACCATTACTGGCACTTATCCTAGCTTTACGATTGCTTACAGTGGAGCAGGCGGCGGCTCTGGAACAGTTACCACCGCAAGCGTAGTATCCGCAAACGGCTTTGCTGGCACAGTGGCAACCGACACGACCACGCCAGCGATTACAATAACGACATCGATAACCGGAATACTCAAAGGCGATGGCACTGCAATAAGCGCAGCGACTTCTGGCACCGACTATGTTGTTCCTTCTGGATCGATCACAGGAAACGCTGCAACAGTTACCACCAACGCAGACCTTACCGGAGTAATTACAAGCACTGGCAATGCTACCGTGATAGCAAGCCAAACCGGCACCGGCTCCAAGTTTGTAGTTGATACGAGTCCAACGCTAGTCACTCCTGACATTGGCGCAGCGACAGCGACCAGCCTTAACAAGATCACCGTTACGGCACCAGCTACCGGCGCAACGCTTACTATCGCAGATGGTGCCACCTTGACCGCATCCGCAACGGCCTCCGTAAGTGGCACGAACTCCGGTGACTCAGCAATTAATAGCCTCTACAGCAGTCTCATTTCTGATAAAACGGTAGTCTTAACGGCAGGTTCTGGCATTGGTGTTACTGGCACTTATCCGAGCTTTACGATCACTGGCACAAACGGAACAGTACAGAGCGTTTCTGTTGTGAGTGTAAACGGCTTTGCCGGAACCGTAGCCACAAGCACAAGCACACCAGCGATCACTATTTCATGCGCAATTAGCGGCATACTTAAAGGCAACTCTGGCGGCATGGTCGTAGCAACGCCAGGCACCGACTATGTTACACCGTCAGGAAGTATCACCGGAACCGCTTCAGGCTTAAGCGCTACGCTCTCCGTGGCATCTGGCGGAACGGGTGTGGTTACTTCCACAGGGTCAGGCGCAGGCGTTCACGCCACCTCGCCAGCACTCACAACACCTACGATTACCGGCTTAATCGAAGTGAAAACCGCACCGACTATTTCGGCAGGGGTGCTTAACTTAAACTGTGCCTTGGGTAATGTGTTTGCAGTGAGTTTGAACGCAGCGATCACCAGCATCACCTTCAGCAACATACCAACAGGGGCATATGGTTTGACTTTGGCTTTCACTTGTGACGGAACAGCTCGAGCAGTCACTTGGCCAGCTTCGGTAAAGTGGTCAGGTGGTACGGCACCCACACTTACAAGCACCAATGCCAAGGTAGATATATTCGTACTCAATACTTGGGATGGGTCTGGCACCACATGGTATGCCATGGTTGGAGGCCAGAATTTCTAATGCCTATCTCTAGAAAAATCATGGGTGTTGTTAGATTAAGCGCAGGCCCAGGCGCATTATCTGGCACCACTACGATTGCTACTGGGGCTAGTCCAAGACGCATTTGCATTTCCGCAGATGGCACGAGCGTTTACGCAACTAATGCCTCATCCAACACAGTTTCAATTTTCACACGCAACACGACCACAGGCGCATTATCTGGCACTAGTACGATTGCCACCAAAATAGGTCCATTCGGCATTTGCATCTCCGCAAATGGCGCGAGCGTTTACGCAACTAATTACTCATCCAACACAGTTTCAATTTTCACACGCAACACGACCACAGGTGCGCTATCTGGCACCAGCACGATTGCCACCGGAACAGGTCCATACGACGCTTGCATTTCCGCAGATGGTGCTAGCGTTTATACAGCTAATAGCGCATCCAACACAGTTTCAATTTTCACACGCAACACGACCACAGGTGCGCTATCTGGCACCAGCACAATCGCAACTGGAAGTGTTCCTCTCGGCATTTGCATTTCAGCAGATGGCACTAGCGTATACGCAGCTAATTTAAGTTCCAGCAACGTCTCAATCTTCACTCGCAACACGACCACAGGTGCGCTATCTGGCACCAGCACGATTGCTACTGGGTCTGTGCCTAGAGCTGTTTGCATTTCCGCAGATGGTGCTAGCGTTTATACAGCTAATAGCGCATCCAACACAGTTTCAATTTTCACACGCAACACGACCACAGGCGCATTATCTGGCACTAGTACGATTGCCACCGGAACAGCTCCTTACAGTGTGGCCATTTCCGCAGATGGTGCGAGCGTTTACACAGCAAATTACAACTCTCACACAGTTTCGATTTTCACACGCAACACGACCACAGGTGCGCTATCTGGTACTAGTACAATTGCAACTGGCACACAACCTTACGGCGTGTGCATTTCCGCAGATGGCACGAGCGTTTATGCAACTAATAGCAGCCAAACCGTCGGCAGCACAGGCAACAGAGTCTCAATCTTCACTCGGAGCTAATCAATCATGCAATACGCAAAAATAAACGGTGACACAATCTTAGAGTTTCCATCCTATCCACACACCAACCACCCGCAGACATCGTTTGCCGAAGGCTGGCAGGGTGGCGAGATTGAAGGCAGCACCTATGTTATGGTCGAAATTGAGGACACACCGCAGACCGACCACCTCACGCAAGACACAGAAGTTGAACCACCGAAAAAGGTGAAGGGCAAATGGTCAGTGAAAACCAAAGTCAAAGATATTTCGCTAGAAGAAAAAGCGAAACGCAAAGCTGAGAGGCAGCAGCGTGACGCAGAGCAAGAGGATTCTTTCTTGACCAAAGCAGAAATCAAAGCGATCCGAAAACTTCTTAAAGCGCAGTAACCCGAAAGGCCCATGATGAACCTCTTCCTAGCTCTCTTGCTGTTCAGTCAGATCGAGGCAACCTCCGTCGAGGGTGGTCGCACCTCTCCCGATGGTGCCGAGGAAATTCAAATCGACTTGCCCGGATCGCAACAGATGAAGAACACGGGAGGCAAAGACGGCGCGGGC